TATTTGATACCTTAAGGTTAAGTGCCTTGGACGTGAGAGACGGCCTCGTATAGGGAGAGAGACGTCCTAAAACGTCTCCAACTATTTTTTGGAATAAAAATTATTTTGTAGTGCGAGAATAAAAAAAGACCACGTACCTTGTGATACGTGATCTTTTATTTATAAGTCTTAGGTTATAAGACAACGTTTACGTTTGTATCTCCTTCAAAGATCTTACTAAAGGTGTCAGCGTCTACCTTTCCAGTAGCTGCCAGTCCTTTGTCCTGTTGGAACTTCTCAACTGACATCATGGTGAGATCTCCAAGCCATCCATCCTTGTCGCCTACCACGTCGTTATATCCTAGTTCCTCTAGGCGACGTTGAAGGTGGTGGATAGTTAATGACTTGCGCTCATAGATATTCTTGTATACACACTTGGCTAGGTATACATCGTCTGTGTCGCCTGTACCGACGACGTGTTTCTCTGCAGGTGTATCTATCACTAGGGTAGGAACAATCTCAGGAACAACAACAGGTTCAGGTTCAGGTTCAGGTTCAGGTTTAGGTTCCTCAACTACAACAGGCTTAGGTTCCTCAACCTCTACAGGTTCAGGAGCTGGTGCCGCAGGGATGTCAACGACTACCGCAGGGGCTTCATCGACTACCGCAGGGATGTTTTCTACGTCTAAGTTTTCTTGGTCCATAGGTTTATTTTACTCTAAACCTTTCCGGATGACTTAGGGAAGTCCTTCATAAGCTCGCTGATCTTACCCTCATGCGAGGTACCGTCGTAGGCATTTGGTCCTAGACCCCATGCGCCCCAGTCCTTGCCGCCGTCTGTCATGTGAAACGCAACCTGCGCGTTTGTGACAGGGTCGAAGAGCTGGTCGTTGGTTGTTATGTTGAACTTGTCACGCCGTGCCACACCTAGGTCTCCGATCATGTTGATCTGAAACAACCCGTATGAGTTATCACCGGTGCTGGCGTTCTTGTTGTGGGCTATAGGACGTCCACCTGATTCCTTCTTGGTGACGGCCCAGGCAACCTTTAGTGCATTGCCCTTAAAGCCTACCGCATCGAGAAGCTCGATGAGCTGGTCGTTCTCAAGGGACTTAACTCCCTTGTACTTAACTAGTGGGTCAACGACTACCGCAGGGGTAGACATCGGCTCAATGGTTATGTTTGATAGTGCCGAGCTTGCGTTCATGTTTACTACCATGAACACGCCGATCGTTAGTGCCGTAATATAGGCCGCTGTCGACATTGCTATTCCACGTATTGTGAGTTTTTGCAACGCTAGTTCGCCTCCTTAGGTTAGGGATGGGACAACCTAGTGAATATCCACTAAGCTTCTTGCTACCGCTATGCTTCTCAAGCTTGCGCCTGTCCTCTACCGCTTGCATAGGGCCGGAGATAAAAAGGGATGACAATGTCGGTCCTCCGTCTCTCCGTAGTTGGGCTGTTTGCCCATTGGGTATAACTATACCATAGCAAAGGCGAAATAGGCACCCGTAGGTACCCATTTCTCCAAGTATGTTGGGTCCTAGCTCCTTAGAGCCAGCAACGCCGATGATACCGAGGTTAACCCTAGGGCTAGGATCAAGGTACCCTTCTCAGGGGAACTGAGTGCCACCAACACGGCGATACTAGATGACCCAGCCGAGATTATGGCTGGCCAGGCTAGCTCCCGCAGGACAAGTAGCAGGTTATTCATTACTTAGCCTTTCGGGTCTTACCCTTAAGTCTATCGGAGGTGTTGCGGATATCGGTGCCTGATTCCTGTATTAGCTTACGGGCCTTGCCGTATGTAATTCCAAGCTCCTGGGCTACCTCCACCACGGACTTACCCGATGTGTACAGTGACGCAGCCTGCGTAGGTGTAATTGTTGACACTGGTCTTCCTTTCGTAGTTTCTTCGTTTTCGCGCTGTAATAGCTAGGCAGGTGAACGCGCGATTAGCTCGCCTGTCATATTGAGCAAAGTGGTACTGCTCAAGATTTCTTACCTTTTTCCGGCTTAGGAGGAGTTTTCCCATGCTTGTTGCATAGTACCTTTCCGCCCCAGGCAGACCTAGGTTTTAGGTTGTTGTCACACTCGGTTCCGTAGTTAGCGGCGTAGCACTCAAGCTTCTCGGTCTTCCTCAGGATCGAGGTAAGAGATACTAGAGCTTTCTTTGTGATACTTGTTCTAACTAGAAATCCATTTTTCTCGTGACATGAACCGCATAGATACTCGTTGCGCCGGTGGGAAGGATCCCGAACAGCACTCGGACTATCACACTGATCACAGTGCTGGACGAAGCGAATGTTTGCAGTTAACTTTTTATAGTCACTAGCACACATAAGCTTCTCATCAAGTTGGTAGACGAGTACGTTTGCGTCACCGCACAAGGAACAGGCATCATAGACGTAGCGTTGTTCGCGCTGGTTTGTGCCTAGCATGTTGGTCCTCCGTATTCGTCCTTGGGAAGAATATATTCCTTATTCCTCTTCTTGTAAATCCTCATCTTTATATTCCCTTACCTGTCCGGTAAGTTGTGGACCCCACATGCGTTCACCAGGCTGAAGTTGTTCTTCATCTCTTGCCTCGCATTTACCCCACACTTGATATCCGATTAGAATATTTCCTGTTTGCTTGAACTCGCGGACCAGCTGTGTCCAGTGTGTTCCACCTACAGGCGGATGATAAACGATACACTTACACTCACTTGCCACGATTTCTTTAGATGTGTCTCTTGTAGTTTTCATATTTACTCCTTATTTCTTTTTTCTTGGACCTACGACGCCAAGCAAGGGTTCAACCTTTACGGTGTTCTTCCTGTAGCGGTAGATCTTTACGGCGATGCCAACCAAGGCAGCCGCAAGGATTAAAAACATGTTTACGTCAAGTGCTATCAGATCTCTTACGTAGATCGATAGAAATTGCTCATAGGTTTCAATGCTAAAAAGTGGATCCATGACTATCTCCTTATTTTCGGTTTGCGAACTCGGTGTTCGCAATGTCATCCATTGCCGCGGCAAGAAGCATGGCTGGGAAGAATCCCAGAACTCCCATGATAACTGCGCCAACGAACGTTAGCAGGCTTTCACCTGCAAAGAAGAACATCGCTGAGTAGATAACCCAGGCAGTGGCAACGAACTTCATTGCAACCGCGTACCTACGGTACCGATAACCTCTAAAGTTATTTATCTTGATTTTCATGGGGAAGTCCTTTCGTCGTTTTGTCCTTGGGTTAATTATAACAGGAAGGTCAGGATAATTGAATTATCTTGATACGGTGTTTCTTTCACCCCAGCTTGCAAGTCCCATGCTTCTGTAGGTCTGTGCCCAGGACTCAGCCTCGGCGTAGCTACGGCAATATTGAAGTATGTTGCTTAGTGAAGGGTCATTAAAGGTATATACGTAGCACGTTTGATTTCCAGCCTCGTACTTAGCCATCTTGGATCTCCAATCCGTTGATGGTTTAATTATATCAGGAAGATCAGGAAAGTAAAAAACCCTGGAAGATTAGTTCCAGGGTTTTTTGCTTACGTCTGTATTATAGGCTAAATGCCACAAATAAAAGTGTACCAAGCATGAGTATTGGAAATGCAACTAGTACTAACATATGGGTGTCCTTTTCGTCGTTAAGGCATTGTTGCCTTGTAAGAACTATTATATCAGGATCTACCTGACAGAGAACCCGCCTCTGCCCCTGAAACTCGGGATCTTTCGGTGAGCTGGAGATTTGGCCTTGATCTTTCCGCCCATGAAGCCGGAGGGTGGCTTGATCAGCAGCGCCGTAAGGGCATGGACCAGCGCGTCGACTCGGTCGGGGGATTTACCCTCGCCAGGAATCCAGGCACACATCTGAGACTCTAGGTCTCCAAGGTAGCCCACGTGATGAACGCGGGTTTGCTCGTAGGCAAGGGTTATCGGCTCGGCGCGAAGTGCCTTGCCGTACTTGGAGTGTACCTCAAGAACCTTTACCGTTGGGTCAATCGTGTTTATGGCGTTGCGAACAAGCGCACCACCTTGGTTAACCTCAGCCACGACAGGACAGCCCCACTTGCGAGCCATCTGAACTACTCGGTTTGCCCACACGTCGGGCGAGCCGTGAATGGACGCGTCCTCAAGTACCCAGCTCTGACGCTTGTAAAGATCTCGTTCACCGGTTGAGGCTACGACAACTATGCCGCACTCGTCTCGTGGATTTTCAGCTACGGAAGGATCTACACCGATGCAGCGTAGCGGAGTTCCGATCGGATACTGCATGTCACGTCCCTTATCGATAAGTTCCTGTGTCCACAGAGCTCCCTCGACGTCCGAGAGCATCTCACCGTATAGCTCCTGACTTGCTAGACGAGTACCCTCGTACACGCCAAGAATGGCGTCTAGATAGGTTTTAGAAAGATTTCCGGTGTTGTCCATGGTTGAACCACGTGTAATTACCACACGCCCTGTCTTGGTCGCCTCAGCCATCAGCTGGTAGAGCAGCGGAACACGCTTAGGAGTTGTCGTCACCATGATCTTTGGATTAGCTCCAAGACGAGTACCGACGCGAAGGTTATCGAACGCGGTCATACCTGCCGCATCGGGAGTTTGCCTCCAGGCTGCAACCTCGTCACCCCAGGCGTGAGTAAATTGTGGACCACGGAGGGAATCCGGCTCATCAGCTGTGAAACAAGTAGCTGTGTTTCCGTTTGGCCAGGTTAGTCTTCGCTTTGACGGTTCGTACAACGGGCGCTCGCTTGGCGGCGTCACGTTAATGATTCCTGACTCACCCTCAACGATAACGTCACGCACGTCAGCGGCAGTTCGAGCTACGAGTGCAAAACGCTTCTGTCCTTTGCTTGAATCGCGCGCTTCCGTTCTTACCCACTCGGCTGCAGTGCGAGTCTTACCAGCTCCGCGACCAGCCATGTAAAGCCAGATTGACCAATCGCCCTCAGGCGCCTGCTGTTCAGGCCGACCCCACACGGACCAGTCCCAAAGAAGTTGATCGGCATCGAATCCTGCAAGCACGGCCTGCTTCTCCTCCTCAGAGAGGAGAGCTAACTTTTCCATCATGCTCTTTGCCATGTGTACTATAGTACATTAAAAAAGTAAAAGCTAGGCGGATAGGTCGCCTAGCTTCTACTCCTAAAGGATGTCTCAACCTGGTGGGATTGGAGGCTCACCAAGGAGACCCCCGCGTAGGTATGAACGGACCTTGCGGTTAGTAATACTGTATCACTTTCTTGCGAAAAGTGAAACCTCCTCGTAGACCGCGTCTACGACCTTTGCCCAGATCGCAGGAGTATGATCGAACGGCTGGTATCCACCAGCTCCTCCGATGAGCACTCTTCCTTGAGAGTAGGAAGATGCAATTCGGCCAACAGTGCGAGCCGCAAAGTCATATCCGTAGTAGTCAAAGTTAAGTGTAGACAGCGGATCGGTGCGATGTGCATCGGCTCCGGTAGCTAGCAGAACTACGTCCGGCTTGATCTTATCGGCAAGTGTTTCAATCTCACCCATGGCAGCCATAAAGGTATCGTCACCGCTGGCTGGATCAAGTGCCCAGTTGTATATTCCTTTTTTCGGCGAGTGACCTTTTAGTCCTGTGCCAGGGAAGATAGCCGAGTCGTGAATAGAACACGTCACAAGATCAGGATCATCTGCCAAAAGGTTTTCAACGCCATCGCCGTGATGTGCGTCCCAGTCAATGTACATAACCTTCATGCCATTTTTCTGAAATTCCTTTGCAGCCCAAGCCATGTCGTTAAACACGCAGAAGCCAGAGCTATGATCGTACTGAGCGTGATGCTTAGCTCCCTGAGGATTAAAGCCAATCCTTAGCTCGTCGGCAATCATCTTCTCTGTTAACCGAACTGTTCCGGCAAACATGTGAAGGGCAACCTTTCCAAGCTCAACCTGGTCTGGGTACCACTCGCCGCAATGGCCATCGTCAAGAACTCTAGAAAC